CTCGTTTAAACTTCTGAAGAATGAAATAGTCGGCGGAGTTACAAAGGCATTCAGCACATTGCGCGGAGCCATCATCGCCACTGGACTCGGTGCGCTTGCGGTTGGTATCGGTTTGCTTATAGCGAACTTTGAGAAGGTCAAGCAGGTTGTACTGAACTTCATACCGGGCCTTGCGAAAGTAGGCGAGTTCGTAGGCAAGCTCATCAACAAGGTAACCGACTTTATCGGAGTAACCAGCGAAGCGCAAAGAGCGCAGGAGCGATTCATTGCATCCAGCGAAAAGCAGTTAAAGGCTGCGAAGGACTTCCTCGATCAGGAGGGGTATAAATACGATGAGTACACAAAGAGAAAGATTCAGGCGGATATAGACTATAAGACCAAAAAATTAGAGATAGACAAGGACACGACTATGTCCGAAGCAGAGAAAAACAAGGCACTTAAAAACTATTCCGACAAAAGAGACTTTGAAATAGTAGAGGCAGACAAGGAAAGGAATAAGAAGATTCAGGATGCAACGGATGAAGCTAATAAAAAGTTGAAGGAAAAGCAAGATGCGGCACATAAGCAGAGGCTTGAAAAAGAGAAGGAACACGCTAAAGAAATAGCATCTCTCATTGCGAATCTAACAGATGAAAGAAATAAAATAAGGCTTTCAGAATTCGATTATCAGGTTTCTTTGCTTGATAAGGAAAGAGAAGCCAGACTCAAACAAGCGGCAGGCAATGATGAATTGATAAAACTCATTGAACAAAACTATTACCTGAAGCTTAATCAATTAAGGGAAAAGGATAAAGGAGAAGAGAAGCAAGCTGAAGAAGAAAAAAAGACTGTCGTACTTGATGCAAACAAGTTAATTACAACACAGATACCTGCTTTGCGTAAGGAGAATACTGAATTTTTCAAGGCTGATAATAAGATAAGGCTCGGACTTGCACAAACAGAAATAGAAGCGGCTCTTGCGGTTGCTGATACTTTAGGAAATTTGTCTAAATTAATAGGAGAACAAACTGGAGCCGGGAAGGCTTTGGCAGTAGCGCAGGCAACTATTTCAACTTTTGTTTCAGCGCAGAAAGCTTATGAAGCATCTATCGGGATACCATTCGTAGGCCCAGTTCTCGCTCCTATCAATGCAGCACTTGCGGTTGCTGCTGGTGTTGCTAATATAAAAAAGATTCTTGCAGTACAAGTTCCGGGAGGTAAAGGAGGCGGAGGTTCTGTTCCTACGGCATCGACTGCTGCAACCACGCAAAGAGCACCAGTAACTCCACAAGCACAAACTACCCGAATAGATCAGGGCCAAATCAACCAGATAGGCAATGCGGCGGTGAGGGCCTATGTAGTTGAAACCGAAGTAAACAGTCAGCAAGAGCGGCGCACACGGATTGAGCGTGCGGCTCGTATTGGATAACACATAAAATTAAAGTCATGAAAATTTATGAACTCGTAATCAACCCAGAAGAGAACAACGATGCCGAAGTATCCTACATCGCTCTTGTGGATGCTCCGGCCATAAAGAAAGACTTCATCGCATTTAACGAGCAATTTGTAGAACCATCAAAAGGAGAACATAAAGATAAATTTATGCCGAGGTGCATTTCTTATGTAGTTGGTGAAGGAAAAGACTCTGATCAAGCAGTGGCTATTTGCAACTCAATATGGGAGCAGCATTTTGCCGGTCAGAAAGTATCATTCGACTATGACGATACTTTAAGCACTGACCGCGGAAAGCAGGCAGCAAAACGCGAAATTGATGCAGGCAATACGGTGTATATTATTTCTGCTCGGAATAGCAAAGATGAGATGCTGGGAACGGCTGCGGATTTGGGCATACCTGAAAGCCGTGTTTACGCTACCGGAAGCAATGATGCAAAAATTGCCAAAGTTAAGGATCTGGGAATAGATAAGCACTACGACAATAACGCTGATGTTATCGCTGCTTTGGACGGTGTAGGCCATAAGTTCGTGCGTCTATCCTTCGCCATCCAGAACGAAGACGAGCGTATAATCACCGGCCCATTGATGATTCCGGAGCAACTCATCTACCGTAATAATGAGCGTTTCGGAGAGCATTACGTTAAGTTCTCTGCCGAGACCATTAGGCAGATTGCCATCAAGTTCGCAAAGAAAGGCTACCAGAAGAACGTCAACCTCATGCACGATGCCGATATGCAGGTGAACGGAGCCACTATGTTTGAGTCTTTCATCAGCGATTCAAGCCGAGGAGTTAAGCCGATGGAGCAGTTCAGCGACCTACCAGACGGCACATGGTTTGGCTCTTTCTATGTTGAGAATCCGGAAGTATGGAAGCTTGTAAAGGAAGGCAATGTGAGAGGCTTTTCAGTAGAAGGAATGTTCGATTACGAGGTTCCGGAAAGCATGGATGAAAAATATAGCCGTTTGATTGTCAACGAATTAGCAGAGATTTTTAAACACTTTTGATTTTCTTGTCTTATTCTATTGTATGGAAGCAAAAGAATTACTTACAAAAATACGTCAGGTATTCGCAGAGTTCAATGCTCCGGTACCTGCACCAGCTGCTCCGGTTACCATGTCCGACTACGAACTGAAAATCGGCGGAATGGTTTCTATCGATAAGATGGAAGTCGGCGGAGTGGTTATGATTGATGGCAACCCGGCTATCCCCGGTGAGCTTGAACTTGCTGATGGCACTTATCTGGTTATCGGTGATAACGGTGTAATTACAGAAATTAAGCCTCCGCAAGCAATGCCAGAAGCACCTGCTGCACCTGCCGCTCCTTCAATGGACATGGGCAAATTTGAAGCTTTCGAGAGCCTGACTAACGAAAAGTTTGCAAGCTACGAGGCCAAGTTCGCAGCTTATGAAAACCGTTTCGCCTCTTACGAAGAGAAGTTGAACCAGTCCAAGCAGATGATTGAGCAACTGCTTCAGTTCGGAAAGATTATGGTTGAAAAGCCTATATCAGCTCCGGATGCTGCGGTTAAGACTTCTAATGCTTTCAAGGCAGAGAAAGAAGACAGAAATTTCGATATCCTATTTTCATAAAAAATAAAACAGACAAATAATGGCACTTTCTTTTAGCGGTCTTACCGCATACACAAAACAAAACGTAAAGCCTCTGCTTACCAGTGCAGTGCTTGGAGCCACTACCCAGAAGATGATTGTAGACAATGGCATCGTGCTGACTGGCGTTAAAGGCCCTACGCAGATTCCTTTGATGGATACCGATGCCTTCTTTCAGGTAGATGGTTGCGGGTACAGTCCTTCGGGCACGACAAGTTTTTCGCAGAGACTTTTGAGCGTGGGAAAAATCCGCGTAGAAGAGACCATATGCCCCAAGGATCTCGAGCAATATTTCACGATGGAAATTCTCCGGGCCGGAAGTACTTATACTGACTTTGGAACAGCAGAATTTGCTGCTGCCTACCTCGCAAAGAAGAACGCTCGTATCGCTGCGCAGCTTGAAACCGCCATCTGGCAGGGTTCTACTGCAAGTGCTACCGCTAACCTGAACAAGTTTGACGGTTTGTCTACCTTGATTAACGCAGGTTCTCCGGTTGATGCGAACGTAAGTGCTTATACCGGTGTTGCTACAATCACAACCGTAACGCAGTCAAATGTAATCGCTGCGACTGAAGGTCTTTACAAAGCCATTCCTGCTGCTATCCTTGCGAAAGGAGATGCTAAAATCTTCGTCGGAGATGACTGGTTCCGTTTGCTGGTTATGGCTTACCGCGCCGAGAAGTTGTTCTTGTATCAAGCCAACGAGACTGCCGACCGCCGCTTCGTTCTGCCTGCCACTTCGGTTGAAGTTGTTGCCGTAAACGGTCTGAATACTACCGGAGATGCTTACGCTATGAGTTTGAGCAACATGGTTCTCGGTGTTGACCTTCAGGACGAAGACCAGAGCTATAAGCTTTGGTACTCTGAAGATCAAAACGAAATCCGCAGCCGTGTAGCCTTTAAGCTTGGTGTGAACGTAGCTTTCACTAACGAGTGTGTGAAGTTTGTAGCTGCTATCTAATAACAAAAAAAGTATCTTAATATGCCTTGCGCACTAATAGCCGGATATACCATCGATTGCCGTGACGCAGTCGGTGGCATAGATGCGGTCTTCTTTATCGAGCATGCGAATATCACCGCATTCGGAGAGTCCAGCGGTACGATTACTGCCATGACCAAAGCGAGCGGAAAGCGTTTCTGGAGGTTTGAAGTGCCGAGCAAATCCACTGCCACTGCCTCCAGCAATCCGGTAGGTTCGACCGAAAACGGCACTCTTTTCTTTGAGCAGAATGTAACACTCCCGGTAAACCAGCGCGATGCTACTACCCGGAACATTGTCACCGCTCTGGCAAAGAATAAGGTAATCGCCATAACGAAGGACAAAGACGGTATTTTTAGAATGTATTTCAAGGCTTACGGAGGTTTCCTCGAAGGTGGTACCGGGCAGACTGGAACTGTTGCAGGAGATGCCAACGGATATACTTTGCCTTTCGCAGGTCAAGAGAAAGAGGATTTCTTCGTAGTAAGCGCATCTGTTGCCGCTGCTCTGGAGACTCCAGGAACATAATAGTAAAAAATAAAATGAAAGTCCCCGGCCGGTGAAACGCCGGGGATTTTTTTATGAGTATGCTGCATCTGACTAAAGGCACGACCGTAACAATAAAATATACCGCGAGCGAGCTGGCAACGCTTACTGCTCCGCGATTTTTATTTACATTTGTTCAGCGAGCTACAAAGAAAAAAGTGAGCATAAATCTGCTGAATAATAGCACGGCTCCGAGGTTTGATATGTCGGAAATAGTGGTGAACACTTACTTCCTAAATGAGACGGAAGGCTTGTGGGATTACACTGTTCGTGAGAAGGAAGATACCAGTACAACAGAAACCGGAACGATTTGCGAGACTGGCTACATGTACCTGCATACGGCGAGCGAGTTCGATTATACGATATACGATGAACAAGTAAACACATTCGAGATTTACAATGCACAATAACTACAATAATCTCATAAGCATAAAGTTCGCGCGTGCGGAGCAGCCTATATTCAAGGAGAATAAGTCAAAGAATATAGTCGAATTTGGCTTTGATAACGACTACCCTAATTATCTGCTCAGCTTGTTCAACGAGTCACCGAAGCATGGAGCTATTGTGAAAAGCAAGGTTGGTTACATTTTCGGACATGGCTTCCAAGATGTTCCGGTAAAGGCTAATAGCGCAGGAGAGGCTTGGAACCAGATCCTGAAGAAGTGCATAATGGATGATGAGTTGTATGGAGGTTATTATCTACAAGTCATCTACAACCTGCTCGGGCAGATTAAGGATGTTTTTCATATTGAATACCATAAGGTAAGAAGTAACAAAGAACAGACCGAATACTATGTTAAGAATGATTGGCAAAGCTTCAAAGAGAAGGCGCGGATGTATCCGAGTTTTAATCCGGCTGAACCAGTGGCTTCGCAGATACTCGCAGTTAAGCAGTACAATCCACTCTCCGATGTTTATCCGTTACCGTCATATTATGCTGCCCTGAATATGATTGATAGTGATGTTCAGGTTTCAAGGCATGTGCTGGGGAATGCCAAGGATGGTTTCGTAGCCAGCACGCTTATTAATTTGAATGGCGGAGAGCCGCAAGAGGAGCATAAGGCGGCTATCGAGAAAGGTATTAAGAAAAAGTTTACCGGAAGTGAAGGTGATCGTGTTGTAATCATGTTCAATAAGTCGAAGGATAATGCGGCTGATATTGTTCCGCTTTCGACTACCATGCTTACAAAAGAGGACTTTACCAATATTAACAACCTGATACAGCAAGAAATCTTCGCGGGGCATCAGATTGTATCTCCTGCATTAATGGGCATTAAAACAGAAGGCCAACTCGGAGGCAGAAGTGAACTTCGCGATGCCTATGAGATTTTTAATAATACATACGTGCAGGAAAGGCAGGAGACACACAACGAGAACTTCGGTGAGCTTTTCGCCATCATAGGTATACCCGGAGAATATAGGATTGAGCCAGTAGAGCCGCTGAAGTTTGAGTTCGGTGAAGCTATAGTTTCTCAAAATTTAAGCAAAGACGAGATTCGTGAAATCATGGGCAAGCAGCCACTTGATACCAGCGTAAAGACACAAGCTCAAATTATATCGGATAACATTAATGCGCTTTCTCCGCTTGTTGCGAACAAGGTGCTTGAGTCTATGACTCCAGAAGAAATAAGAAGTCTTGCAGGATTGATACCGAAAACAAATGTACCTACAACTCCGGATGGCTCTATGCCGCTGCCTATACCTACGCAGCAGGAATCACAAATTAATAGCAACCTCGCAGGGATGACCGGAAGGCAGTTCCAGCAGCTCGAAAGGATAAAGCGGAAGTACGAGAAAGGCAGCCTCACACGAGAGCAGGCAGCTATGATGCTGCGCAATGGCTTCGGCTTGAGCGACGGCGATATAGCCTTGCTGCTTGATCCGGAGCCTGCGCAGTTCGCTTCGCAGGTTGAAATTGATATGGAGCTTCTCGCAGCCTTTGAAAAGTTCAGCGAAGATTCCACAGATTACGAGGTTTTGGAGACGAAATCTGCATCGGAAGTAAACTACTTCGCAGAGCAGAAAGATTTGAACGAGCTTGAGAGTAATATCATTTTCCTGATAAAGAAAGACAAGGGTAAGGTCGACACAGAGGCCATCGCTAAGGCTTTGGATAAAAGCACAAAAGTAATCGAAACTGCAATCACCGGACTTGTAAAAGCGGAAGTGCTGAAGATAAATACGCAGAAAATCGGAACGGATAAGATTCCGGTCTATGATGTGCAGGAAAGAAATGTAGCAGAATACAAACCGGAGGCAACAGAGCTTGTCATCCGCTATACCTACGCATGGCGCGATATTGTTCCGGTTTCGGAGCGCAATACTTCGACTCATCCTTCGCGCATGTTCTGCGTTGAGATGATGAAGCTTGCATCTACAAGAGTTTGGAGCAGGTCAAACATTGAGCAGATGAGTTCGGTGCTGGGATATAGCGTATGGGATAGGGTAGGTGGCTTCTGGAATCGCGGAACCTTTACCGATACGCAATGCAGGCATGAGTGGAAATCGCTAATTATTAGAAGGAAAAAGCAATGAGCGCAAACATACTTTTTATCGGCAGTGAACTAATTAAGAGCCGCACCGGGATTTCCGATGCCATCGATGATAAGCAGATTAATCCGCATATCAAGGTGGCGCAGGATATGTTCATTCAGCCTGCGCTCGGAAGTACGCTTTATAAGCGATTACAGACCGGTAAAGAGGCCGGAAACCTTTCGGGCAACGAGACTACTCTCATCGATGAATACCTCACAGATGCGCTTGTATGGTACACTATGAGCATGCTTCCGGTTGCACTGGGATACCAG